TAATGCTTGCTGCTTCTTCTATGGCACTCTGACAACTATGAACCTTACCATACCTATGTGTATACTCTTTGAGTAGACAATGTAATAGATTACATAGCCACCAGTAGTTGGTATGACTCTCTCGTACCCATTTATTACTTGGGTGATTAATGTGACTTGCTAACATAAGGTCTTTATCGTACCACATGTTAGGGTGTTTCCATCTCTTGAGTCGTCTACCATTTTGTATAACAGTATACTCTTCACCATCAAGAACTCTATGAGCAGTTGATAGTAATTGTGCATACTCAATACACATCTTAACCACATGCTTGTCACAGTGTTGCTCTGCACATAGCTGTGGGTCGTCTGATAAATAAAATATATTCATGTGTGTCCTTTCTATATTGGTAGCACTTGGTTGCTATGCCATAAGGCATACATAGCTAGACCAAATGCTAATATTAGTTTTAATAATAAATTATCGTACATATTACGCAAACTCCTTATACTTTTCAAGGAAGTCATAGTCTTTTTTCCATTCATCTGTACCTGCTATTAGTTCGTGATAACTTACCACATCTTTAACATAGATATCGCCATACTCCCACGAACCATAGGTATAAGGTGAACGACTCGCAACATACCACCTA